AATTGGATTTATTGTTGTTGGATCAACACTAGGTTGTAGTACAGGATTTATTTGTTTTAATCCTGCAAGTTGTGCTGACTTAGTAGCAACTAAAAGATCATCCTGTGGGAATGTTTCATACAGAGGAGTTTTAGGTGTTTCAAAATCTCCAGTTTTAGCAACACAAGAACAACTTGGTCCATGAAAATCCATCTTTCTTTCTACACACTCCTTCATCTTTGCAGCTCTTTTTTCTGGTCCACAGTCATCCACTACTTCTGTAGTAGTAGAAGAAGTTTCATCTGGATTTTCTGCTCTATAGAATTGACCTCCTGTTGTGTGACCTAGAAAACCATCTACATCAGATACATTTTCACCAAGAGTATTAGTCATACCTGCATTTTCTTGACCTATAGGTGTAGTATTAATCTGATCTAACATTCCTGATTGATCTTCAATCTTGGCATTATCTAAAGATTTATACATACCTTGAAAAATTCTAATTTCTTCTTCTGTAGGAGCTTTGTCACCAAATCCATATTTTTTTGCTAGTGCATCTGTATTACCTGCAGCATTTTTTCCAAAAACTTCACCTGGATTTCTACCTTCTCCAGCATTTACAGCAGAAAGGTATTGGTTCATTCTATTAAATGTATTGAATAGTTCAGCATCTGTGTATTCTGTTCCATCTGATTTAGCTGTAACCCATCTTTTTTTACCTGTTTTATTATTAGCAGCCTCTTCTTTATACTTAGTTAACCAAAGTTTTCTAACTGGATCAAAATCTTTACTAGACATAATATCAAATGCTTTTGCATGAGATTCATAACCAGTTTGATTTGGGTCATAAGTTTCTTGTACAGGTTCACTATAACCAATAATAGGATTACCATCTGCATCATCTCCACCATAACCCCAGGCATCTGATCCAGTTAATTCTTTACCAAATTGAGCCATTTGTTGTTGCGGTTGTACACCTTGCATACCTTCAAAAGGGTTTACTTGCAAGCTTTGTTGCATCATGCTTTGTTGTATACTTTGTGTTTGTATATCTATTTCTTTTAGTTGGCTTTCCATCTGTCTAATAGAATTTTCTAGTTCTGCTGCTTTTTCAGGATCTGCTAATACATTAGGATTATCCTCTACATAAGACGCAGTAGACTTATACTCTTCCATAAGTTTTTCTCTGTATGCCATTATGTTTTGTAATGCAATTTGACTATCAGATAGTCTACCTTCTTGTGATGGTAGTCCTAACATTTCTTCAGGTGAACCACCTTCAGTAAATCTCTTAAGAGGATTTTCTTCAAAAGGTGATCCTCCCATTTTATATTTACAACCACATGGTTGTTTTTTACCACATGTAGGACATACGCCTACATTTCCTCCCATATTATAGTTACCTTCTCCCATCATAGCCATATACTCTTCATGAGTTGCTCCAGGATGCACTGTACCATCAGGCATTGTGTGAGTTTCAGTTCCATATTTACCCATTGGTTGCCCCATTGGAGGCATACCTCCTTGTGGTGGTCCTGTAAATTGTTGTAAGTTTCCTTGTTGAGGTCCCATTGCCATTTGTTGTTGCCCTTGTTGTATCTTTTGTTCAAACTCTTGTGGGTTAATTCCATTCTCTATCATATATGGGTATGCAGCTAATGGTACACCATCAGAAAAGTTCTTCTTTTTTTCTTGTAAAAATGCTATATGAGAAAGTTTGATTTTATTTTTGTTCAACATGTCTTCTGCAGTATCAATAGCTATCTTATCTGACTCACTATTTTCTAAAATCTCCGTATACTTGTTTAGTTGAAAATGCTTAGATGCTTTAGCAGGTGTCATTTTCTTTTTAGAAACTATGCCTAATTCTTTTAGTTCTTCAATAGTAAGTTTCATTTTACTTGTATCAGAATATACAAAACTTTGCTCTGGTAAATTTAAAGGAGTACCTCCATCGTAATGTCTTTTACCTCCTATATTATATAACTCAAATGAACCATCATTAGTTAAATCAGTTAAAGCTGTTTCACCTTTTTCTGCTTCAAGGTTAGCATCTTTTCTTTTCATTGGTCCTAAAGTGTTATTAACAGTACCACCTGTTTTCATTGCTCTGACAACTTTGCCATTAACAACTCTAAAACCTTCTGGTAAATTTCCTATTTTTACTTTCATAATTTTATCCTAAAATTTTAATATCAGCTCCCGCTTTCATTAACTCATAATATAAATCCATATCTATTTCAGCTTCTTGTTCTCCACCATGTTTTACAGTATTCATAGTTTTAATGCCTTCTGGAGGTCCTGCTATCTCATTATTACTTTCACCATTTATCCAATTTTTTATTCCGTCATAAGCTTGTTTACCGTAGTCAACTATCTGTCCTGTTTTTACAATCTTTCCTAATGATCCAAAAGCAGGAGCTGCATTCATATTCATATTCTGAGCATTATTATACATATTCTCACTAAACCCGTGATTAGCTTTAGTAAACCAATTTTGATTTTCATAATCTCCATTTGTATTTGGCATATCTGATAATTTAAGTGTTTCATCTGTATTAGTTACACTTTTAATTTCATCTCCATATTTTAAATTAAATCTTTTTGCTGTTTTAGCAGAAACTTTACTTTTATCAGGAGATTCTCCTCTTGCTCTTTTTGCATGTACGTTTGCCCAAAAGCCAGGTTGACCTCCTGCTTTCCAAAATGCATCATCTGAAGAGTCTTTATAGTAGTTATATTTTCTAGAATCAACAGGACTAACACTATTAGTATCATTTAAAAATTGTTGATGTTCTTCTATAGTACTAAAACCAGCTTCTGTAGCTGCCTTCTTTAAAAGTCTCTTTCTTTCTGCTTCCTCATGGTCTTGATCTAAGTTGTCTCCTGACAAAAGAGAATATGCACCTAAGAGTCCTCCTATTACAAGTGGCATTTTATTATATTCTGAAAATGTTTGACCATCACCAATAACTTTCTTAGTTCTAAAACCATTTAATACACTTCTACCAAGAGGTGAGTGCATGTCCCATTTAAATCCACCTGTCTTCTGTGCCTGCATTTGATAGATCATTTTATCTTCAGCACTTAGTTCATCAAAGAAACTTCTAAATTCACTTACTTTTGTTTCACCTCTTTTATTTAATCCTGTTAATCTTACTGGACTACCTGTATATTTTCCATCTACTATAAGAGAATTAAAATCAGTATCACCAGCATCTACAAATTGATTTCTTCCTCTAATTTTATCCATCCTAGTTCTATTAGGATTTGTCATTTCAATATTAAAATTTTTCCATATACCTATTGTAGCTTCTGGATTTTGTAAAGTCTCTCCACTTATAAGACCCGGATAACCTTGTGTAATAGATTCTTTTATTGCTTTGTCATAAAGAGCAGTTCCAATATTCATGTTTCTATACTTTTCAAGTACACTAGCCATTTCAACACTAGGGCCTAATGAGTTATTATAGTTAAAATTTAAAAACCCTATATTATTTTCTAAAGAATTTGCTCCAGTCTGCAACATGTTTATTTTAGTAAATGGTTCAGTTTTTGATCCAGCACTAAAAAATACATTATTAGCAGGTTTAAATTTAAATGGATTTAGGTATTTAGGAACTCCCCGTTGAGCCTTTGGTAAATCACCACCATTTTTGTAGTCACCTAAGAAAGATTTCTGTTTATCTAAATGTTCTTTGTTAAATCTTAATACATCCATATCCGTTTGCATGTAATTACTTACATCTACTGGAGCAGGTTGTTCATTCATTAATTCTTTACCTTGTTGTACTTGTCCGTATATTTCTCCTGTACCATATAAGTCATCTCCGTAACCTCCTTTGTTTGCATCATAGAAACCTCTGTTTCCTGTACCTGCAGTTTCTTCCATCATAGGTGCAAATGTTCTGCAGAATTACCTTGTTGTTTTAATCTAGCCTCATGTTGATCTTGACCTTCTGCAAAACTTGACAGAAGTGGTGCAAAATTATCTACAAGAACTTCTGATGTTTTTGCTAACACATCTAAGCCAGCACCAATAGCACCTGTCTTACTAATTTCTTTTGCTTTATTAAATACTTTTTGACCTTTAGTATCACCATAGTTAACATCAATACCCATGTCTTTTTCTTCTTCAGTAGCTACACCCTGCATGTCATTCTGACTAGTAGGGTCTAATACTCTTGGAGCATCTGGATCTACTTTTTCACCCAACCCTTCTATAAACTTATCTGACTCAACATCAGTTATAGTAGGTGGTTTGTTTAAATCATTGTTACCTTGTAGAAAGTTTTTTAATCTTGCACCAAAGTTTGGTCTTTCAAAATTTGTTATTTCTTCTGGTAATTGTTGTAAATTAATAGGGCCTTGTCCAACACCATTAGCAAATGCATAAGGATCATTAGTAGGAAATGTAAAATTATCTGCAGGATCAACTATGTCTCCAGGTAGCTGTACTTGATCAGGATAATTTGTTTCATCTTCATCATGTGGTCCACCATGCTCATAGAATGGTACGTCAGTTCTTTCATGATCAAAGTATGCTGTAGAATCATTTAAATTATCATCTGCAACTCCACCTGCATCATATCTTGTAAGCATACCTCTAAGTTCTTTACCATACTTTGCTCCAGGTTGTGCTTCTCTATTTAATCTTTCTTGTTTTGATTCTGTTTCTGTTTCTGTAATTGAGTAATTACCATAATTGCTAGTAGGGTCATAAGGTGTATTACCTGTTACTTGTGAATTTTCTGTAGTTACATTACCTTCAGCATCTGTTTTAGTAGTTGTTTGATTTGTATTTTGATCAAAGCTTACTAATTTATTATCACCTTCTTTGTCAAAATCAAAATACATATTTGTTGCATTCACATCATACAAACCTCCTGGACCACTGCTCTCTTCTATATTATCATATATAGTTGCATTACTCTTATTGTAATTTACAGTACCGTCATCATTAAAATGTGTAAAGGTACCATCTTTATTTTTTTGTTTATCAGTAAATAAACTCAGACCTGTATTAGGATCTAGAGTCATATCATTTCTTGCTTGTGTAACTCTAAAATTAGTACCGTCCCATTTAGCTAGTCCATTTTCATTTCTATCCATGAAGTTACGTTTACCAAAAGTCATGTCATCAGTTGACCACCATAAATCAGAATTACGACCACCACTTGCAACCCATTCTTCTTTTTCTTTCTTAGACATGTTCATATACTTTGCTAAGTTATCTCCATGCAGCATTGCGTTTTTATCAGTAGTGTTTGTAAAACTAGATCTACCAAATCTTAAATTCCCTTGTAGGTCAAATTTTGAATATTTACCTCCTGCAGTATATGAGTTTTTATCAAGCGCTCCTTTAGCAGTGTTGACTAAACTGCTTGTTCCTTGTATAGCATTTCCTAGTAAACCTAATCTACCCATACCACCAGCAAAATTAAATTTACTTCTGTCTCCAAATTGTTCTTTGTATAACCTTTGCATCTTTTCTTGTTTGGTTTCAGGAGTCTCTCCTTCTTCTTCATATTTAGGTAAATTACTTCCACCCATCATAAAGTGTTGATACCCACCTAGGTATGGATAAACATTAAAAGTTTGCTGTTTTTTGTTTTTTGCTTTTCTTGCCATAGTTTTTACACAGTTATACTGTCACATTTATAATATACTAAAAATCAAGCACATTATCTAATTATTTAATGACTTCATGTAGTCTAACACAGTCATTTTACTTGCCTTAGCATCATTGTAATACAGACTATTTAACCTGTCATATATCCTTTTAACTTTTTTTAGTTTTTCATCTTGATCAAAGGTACCATTTATTAAACTATTATAAATATCAATTTGTTTATTTAATGATATACCTTTATTGTTACCATCTGTTTTGTTATACAAGTCTTTAGAAGCATTTATATTCTCTATAGGAATCTCTACACCTTCTTTAACAACATTTATCTCTTCAATACTTTTTTCAATTGGTTTAGGATTCTTAGGAAATTTATCAATTAGACCTAAGTTTTTTATATGCTCAAACTCAGTAGGGCTAAGTGGCATACTATCTTTATATTTTTTTATTATAGATTTTGTTCTATTATGTTTTCTAAGCATATGATATTCCTTAGAGTATACATCAATAATATCAAAATCATCATTACCTAACTCATCATCTTTGTCATAGTAAATTCTATTATTATCTAAATCTTCAGAAGAATTATATTCTATGTAAGGTAGTCTTCTATTATCATCATAAGATTTTTTAATTGAATAATCACCTAAAGCACCTTGTATCTTTTTTTCTGAACCTTTTTTAAATTTAGGTAAAAATGCTCCGTGCTCTAACATGTCTCCTATAATTTCACTTCTAACTTCTTCAGTGTTTGTAGAACCGCCAAATTTATATACAGGTTTATTTTTAAAGAAGTTGTGTGCAGGATTATTTTTCATAAAGAAAGAAGAGTTAGATATATCTACATCTGGATTTAGGTAACTATTAACCTTTGTTGTATATCCTCCTATAGATATATCACCTCTAACTTTGTCGTCAGAAAATTTTCCTGTTGCTAATTGTTCTCTTACATTACTATTCCCTCCTCTATGTAAAGCTGATAATAATTCAAAATCTGAATACTGACTAGATGCTTCAGGATAAGTATGTCTTAGATTAACCATCTCATCTGGATAAACATCTGTAATAAGATATTGCATTAACTTACGTTGATCCCCTTTGTTAGTAAGATACTTAGCTCTCCAATCTTCGCCTTCTTTATAACCCAATATATCTTTTGCATGCTGATCTAAAAGAGTTTCTTTAATACCAAATCTACCTAAAGCATTAGCAGAACTAACAAATCCATATGCATCATCCATACCACTTTCATATTTTCCTGTAAATGGATGGTTGTCTGCTAAGTACAGCGGATCATCAGTTGTGTTTTTATATTTTCTTCCTTCTGGTCTTGTGTATTTTACTTTGCTGCCTGTTTCAATATGACCTATTGCAGTAATTGCAGACCACATTTCTTCTTCTGGTATGGTGCTAAAAGAATTAGCATAAGAACCTCTATCTTCACTATACTCTGTGTGAGGTGTAAACTCAGGTCCTCCAACAAGTATATAATCACCTGCCCACATTCTATTTACATTCTTAGAATAATTAGGTTGATCTTTTATGTTGCTATATTTATTATTTACAGAATTTAAAATACCTTGTTCATTCCATAGTCCATATTTTAAACTAAGTGCTGATTTTGTGTCACCGCTTTTTACTTTATGTCTGTAATAAGTTTGTCCGTTAATACTAACCTCTTCTGCGTTAGAATAATCTACACCACCTCCATCATTAAATTTAGATAATCTATATCCTCCTACTTCACCACCTTGTTTATAAGCTTTAATTTGTCCTTTGTTTGCTTTCCAATTAGTAGGTAAATTAAACTCATACCAAATATTACCTTTCTCATCAACAACTTCTTTATACGTATGATCTTTACCAAAAACACTTTTAAATTGTTTTTTAAATTCAGGCTCAGTGTATTTATTTAGAATGGTTTGTGTTGAACTCCACGCTATTTCTTTAGTAGGTTCACCTTTTTTATTTAATGCACGTTTGTTATAGTTAGGATTTGCTGTAACACCGTCTTCAAGAAATTCATTTCTATCTTTTTTATAATTTTTACCTCCATAATTAAATATATCAAAAGGTTTTTTTTCATAAGGTTTTTCAATATGATTAATTTGTCTGACATCATTTATGTACTTCATAGTATTAGGATTATCAAGCTCTCCTACATATTTCCATGAACCATCATCTTGTATATGATATGTACCAGATTGTAAATTCTTTGCAGTTTCTTCTGGTATTTCCACACTTGGATTAATTGCATCTTTTCCTGTCAAGTTTTTGACAGCTCTTACAGTTATAGTATATTTACCAGCATCTTTTCCTGTACTTAAAGATATATGTTGATTTTTCCAATGTCCTATGTTTCTGCTATAATGAGCAATTTCTGCATCTGTCCATCCATCATCATACAATGATTGTCTATAGCTTTCATCATCTGCATAAGTATCCATTCTAGGCTTTCTAGCTTTTTTTGGAGCCCACCCCTTTTCTTCATGTGTTATTCTTGGACTGTTGTCCATAGAGTATACTGAATTTACTTCTTTAGGTATATTTACAAAAGGACCATGTCTTTTAGCTATTGTAGTATGACCATAAGTATTAGCAGTAGCTAAACTTTTTATTACTCTATCAAATTCACCCTCATTTTCTAATGTCCATGGATTTTCAAATCTTTGTTCTAACGTTAATTGTCCGCCACCAAATCCTTCAATAGTAGCTACAGTACTAGCATGTGGAAATCTTACAGTTTGAAATCCATTGTCTGCTGCATATTTAATTGTTTCCCCAAACAATCTATTAGCATGATTTTTTTCTAAAGCTTTTATTTGAGCATTTTGACCAGTTGATCTAGTTTTCAATAAGCTTAAAACTTTATTTCTAGAATCTGATAAATCTTGTAAGCTTGCTTCAAGATGTTTTATTTCTTCTCTTGCTTGTGAAGTATAATTTTGCCATTGTAGGTTATCAGGCATTATGGTATATGGATCAGGTACAAAATTATCTATTTTATATTGTTTATCTTTTATCTTATTTTCAGCTTCAATAACATACTCATCAGCTTTTTTAAGTTTACCTAGTAAAGGTCTTTGAAATTCATCTGATTGTATTTCTAATATGTTAAAAGTTTTTTTATCTGTAGCAAAAAATCTTGTATGTCCGTAAGTTGCACCATGATCTGTTGTAGGAAAATGATTATCAGATACAGGATTACCTATTTTATCATTTTGCCAAAGTATTGTTTTATTTTTAACACCTTTCTTAGCTATAGCATAAGAAGTAGCATCAACTCTTTGTTCATCTATTATACCTAATTTATCCATTCCTACAGATGCATATTTTTCTGTTAACTTAGGATTAAATTGGATTATGTTTTTATTTACTTCTGATTCAAATAATGAATAAGGTATCTTGCTTTTATCTGTAAGACTTGGGTTAGATATTTTTAAATCATCTATTGTACTTTGTAATAATAGTTTATCTGCTTGTACTTGCGCTCCTGTAACTTTACTGTCTAAATTGTTTGTAAAATTTTGTAATGTAGAAATTCTTAAGTTACCAGCTTTATCTGTATTGTTAACTAAAGCGTTACCTATAGAAAGACTTCTAGTTTGTACAGGACTAAAAGGTAATGTAGGCATTTGTAAATTATTTACATCTGTTACGTAATTTTTCCAATCACCTAAATTATACTGTCTTGCATCACCTGTCATACCAAACATACTAAAGTTTTTATTAGTACTCATAGGAGTTATAGGAGTCTTACCAAAGTTAAAAATATTCTTAGGTATAAAAAAGTTTGTTAATTTTTTACCAACTTCAGCTAATCTTAAAGGACCTTGAAATTTATCCAATGGAATTTCTCTTACATTAGTTGTACCCATATTATGTAAGCCAGAATAAGGAGCAAGCTCTACACCATTTGCTAATATTGGTCTTCCTGTATTTGACATATCTATAAGTCCGTTAGGGGTGTTAATATCTATAAAAGGTTCACTGCTATAAGGGGAACCATCACTATATCCTAATATGTCTTTATTATTCATTATCTTTGTGATGCGTTAAGTTTAGTATTCTCCAATCTTAATAACATTTTTTTGTCATCAGATACAAGCCTTCTTAATACTACATGATTATAATAGTGTCTAAATTTCTTTCTTTCAAAAGATGACTTTAAGAGATTAATGTTAGCTAAATTTAAATCTCTTATATAACCATTTAGCTTTGTTATATATATTGAGTTTTGTGCACCAGAAAATTCTCCTCTGTCATTTGTAACATCCCAGAACTGATTAAATCTGTATTTTTGTTCTTCCTTACTATAAAGTATACTTATATCATTTGCATTGATAATAGGGTATGTAGTTATTAAAGGAACATTGTTTTTAGGAGAAAGATCTAATTTAAGTAATCCTGATGTTTGTTCTGAGTTATAAATTTCAGCTTCGTCAAAATTAAAATCTAAAACATGGAATCTATCTCTACCATCATTCTTGTATACATAAGCTTCTAAACCATACTCAATACTTCTAAGAGTAGTTACCGTTTGACCAGATGTTTCTAGAAGATCTATTTCCCAAGGGTAGTCTATACCATAAAAATTAGAATACTTATCTGTTCTTGCATTGTGTCTCCATAATCCACCTACATCATAATTAGGTGCAACAAAATCACTAAAGTTCCAAGTACAAATTAATGGATCAGTTGTAGATCCACATTTCCCTGTTTCAACTAGAGCATTTGTACCATAGCCTGGTAAACCTGCACAACTACAAGTAGTACCTGTACATGAAGGAGTTGTAACTCCATCGCAAGGACCAACTAAAGTCATACCTGTTGGACAAGTACATGTAGTGTAATCACATACATCTCCAGCAATTGCAGTTCCTATTGATGCTAATGTTGTTATAGTACCTGCGTATTGATTAGGTCCTGGAGTACCACTAACTGAAGGTGTTTCCACTAAACAATCTGTTGCTGCTTCCCAACCTGTTGAAGGTGTACCTGACCCTTGTGCAACAACTACAGCATATGTTTCTGTATCTAAACTAGAATTTCCTGCATTACTACCAACAGACCAAACGTCATTTGGCATATCAATACCACAAGGACTATTAGGAGGTAATGATGCAGTACATGCATTACTACTACTTGCATCAGTTACAATTATAAGTATTCTTCTATAATTAGGATCTGCACTTCTGTCTCCTAATGTTGATGATGCAAAATCATTTAAGTTTTCCATACCAAATTCTATAGCTGCTTGATAGAAATCAGATCCGTTTTTATTAACTCCTATTATCTGGGTAGCTCCACTGTTATCTGCAAAAGCTTTTAGTGTAGCTGATGCAGTTGACATTTTACTTACATGAGAATTTATACCTTGTCCACCGTTATCACAAATAGCATTATCTAATGTACTCCATGTAACTAAACCTACTTGTATATCAGATGAACCTGTAACTGTTCCTATAGATCCATCCATTTTATCATCTATGCTTGTAAGGAAATTAGCAACAAAAGCGTTAGCTCCTGCACATGTATCAACATTATTACTACCAGAAACATCTAAAGCTATTACTATATCTAGTTTACACGCAGCACCAGTTGTAGTTTCTGTTGCAAGTATTGTGCTTGTAGTTACTTCTGCTAATTGACTTCCTTGTGCTATTACTTCACACATGTTAGATGTTGCATTAAAAGTATATCCAGGAGGACATATAGGTGTATCAGAAATACCTTTCTTAGTTGTTAAGAAATGGTTAATACTATTAAATGCTAATTCAGGATGCCAGTCGTGGAATGAGATCCAAGCTTTAGATTTAGGATCAAAACTAACTGTCCAAGATACATCTTCAAAATAATCTGTATCTGTAAGGTGCACCTCAACACTTTGTTGTATACTAGCATCTGAATACATAAATCTACCATCAGGAAGATATTGTAAATCAGCTACCTTGTCAGCTAGTGGACTATAATCTCTTTTTGCAAAATATACAATGTCATTGTTAGGATCGTATATAGATTGCACACCAGCTGCTACTACAGGGTTATCTACAGCTCTTGATGCATTTTCTATGTTAGGAAATGCTTTAAGTAATTGTGATGGTAAATATTTATTAAACCACCATTTCATTCCCATATCAGATATAGCTTGTATACCTTTACCTGCGTATTGGAATATTTTACCTTGAGCTTGTGATACATAAAATAAACCTGAAGGTGTTTGTACAGCGCTTCTTGCACTCTCACATGAACCATACTCATGAGAAACATTAGAGTTTGTTATACTTTGGAAAGCTTGACTGAACAAACCTCCGTCACCAATTACCAATTTGTTACCAGAGTCAGACATTTTTAATGCATCTACTCCTTGAAAGACTTGTGGTGATAATGTAGGAAATAATATTATTGCTCCTGTTTTACCTGTAGATACAATTGTGTTTACTCTTGATTTAAAGTCTCTAAAATTTTCTGGTAAAAATGTTCTCCAATGATCAGCTTTTTCATCTCTTTTAAATTGTTGTAGTTCTTTTGTACTAGCTCCTACTGATGGTAAAGAGTATAATAATCTTTTAGGATATTTTGTAAAACATGTTTCTGAAACAATAGGGTCATAATATCTTTCTTGTATTCTACCAAAAGATGCAGACCAAAATCTTCTTGTATTTAGAGACTTGTCATATTTATAATAGTTGTCTCCTTTTATATGATCTACATGAAACAGTTCATGGATGTCAGTGTATTCTAAATAATCATAATGTCTTTTTCTAGCTTGGTCTTCCCAATCTCTAAAAGATAAATTCATATCAGATTCAACAAAAAAGTCTTGTACACCACTTACATGCGTGTACATGTAACCTACATTTTCAACAAATAGTCCTCCTGTTTTTTTAACAGGGTTATTGCTGTTGTCATCCATAGTGTCTTTGTAACCATCTTGATCACCACCTATATCTGATGTTTTAGGAACTGCACCACCTTTAGTTACTAACATGTGTACGTTTCTATAACAACCGTCTGGATCTATTTTTGGAAGAGGACTAGAAGCAGTTTTGTTTCTATTTTCATCACCTGGTCTACAAAATTTTGCACCAGCTCCATCACAGCTTGTCCAACTACCAGAACTTGAATTACCAGCATCCGTACCATTACCTTTAATGTTAAATGATCCTTGATCTAATTTAATAGTTCCTGAGAACCATCCTTTTTCTTTTTTCCTTTGTGATCTACTAAAAAATATAAAATCACTAGGATCATTTTCTGGTACACAACTATCTACCCATTTGTTATTTGCACCAATATTAGGATTACCACTAGAGTCTGTTATTGCAAGCATACAATCTCTACGTGATTTAGCAGTTTCACTTATACTACCACCAACTATACAATAACCTTGATGATGACATACTCCCCCTGTTCCATCACCAAACGTCCAATTAGGATGACCTACAATACCGTGATGTGAACCAGTGTTTGTATTATTCCAATCACCACGTGAACCGCCAGGTGATCCATTTTTTACAGGATACATAAACTTACCTTCATTCCAATTATACAATGCTGTAAATGTCCTTACCTGTCCATCTATATCTGTTTTTCTTGGTGGAGTTGCATCATTACCAGGGTTAGCAAAATCATACCAGTCATCCATACCAGAAGTTATACAACTACCACCACCCCAATCAATTAATGGTGTATAGTGTCTATGACTTTTATGTCTACCTTGAATACCAATTGCAACTTCTCTTCTTCTTGGTGGTTCAACTGGTTGTGCAGGAGTTGCTACAGAAGGACAAGCAACATTTGCTGCTGTATACCACGAACACTCTTCACCAGGGTGATCTATAAATTGAGATTTACCAACACCTGCTATTTCCCAAGTAGGTGCTTTAATTCTATTATCTAAAGTAGCCATTATATTATCAGAAGATGGAACTTTAATTACTTGTAAATGAAAATTAGCTTCTTCATAATAATTTGCTACAGAACCTCCAGAGCCATCTTGACTACCAATAAGACCTGCGTCACAATCAACTTCTGTAGGTTGATCTAAATGATACATGTCAGACGGATAAGCTTCATCAAAATTAAAAGTAAGAGAAGTAAGAGGTCTTACAAACTCATCCATACGGTATTTTTCTGTATTCATCCAGTACCTTGGGAAAGGTACATTTGCATAATATCTATAATCAAAAGGAGTTCCGTCAGGCATGTCTTTCATAAAGTCATACCAAAAAGGCATTGTAACCTTTTCTGTATACCTTGCTATATAAGTATCTCCTCCAAACAAAGGACCTGTACTAAATCTAGTATTAGTATCCCAACCGTTAGAATTTGTAGTTTTAAATTTAAAAGTCTTTGACATTGGTGTAAACAAAATACTATCTAGTTGACCATACTGTGAATCATTGTCAACTTTTAAGCCTACATAATGAGCTGATATATTAGATGTTGCTACACCTGTAGGAGTCCACCAGCTTAATGAATGATTACCATCTCCAGCACATTGACCACCTCCAATAACAAATTTTGAATCATCTTGATTACCCCAAGCTCCAGGACAATCAACTTTAGTATTAGTATTTAATACAACTGTAGAAGGTCTGTGTAAATTATTAATAGCTGTACCTCCCATATATTGTAAACCTGGTTTGATATATCTTGCTGAATTCATTTCATGTCTATAAACAGAAGTACATCCTGAACCTGCCCCAGCCCATGCATTATCACATGAACCGCTAGCAAAAGGTACATATGTTCCATAAAATCCATGACTATTATATTTATAAGCATAGTCTTGATAATCTACCATTTTTAAAATAAGATCTATAATCTTATCTCCACCTATAGCTACATAATTTAAGAATGTTAGTATACCTGTTATCATTGAAAACAATGTAGGTACACTTGTAAAATCACTACCTACGTATTCAATAGTTTTGTTTGGTCCAATATGACCAGCCATAAGTCCAGTTGTACCAGTTTCAATCATTTGGTATATAGGAGTACCAATTTGTCTTGCTAACTTACCAGCACCAAATACAGAAGCAACATCTACTACAGTGTTAAAAGCCATGTCTGCAACTGCACCTACAACAACACCAGGTAAATTTAATAGTACGTTTACTGCTGCTGCAGCTGTACCAGTACCTGGCATAGGAGTCATACCAGATCCAACAGCCATCGTTTCCCCTGTTGATTGTGATCTTGCAGTATTTATTTTTACATTTCTTTTACCCCTCATATGGTTAAGAGCATAACCAACACCAATAATAGCTGCAATTAATACAGCTTTATTTTTTAATAGTTTTGCTCCCGGATGTTTTTCAGACTTTCTAAAGTTACCTTCTGCTTTACCTACTAATGTTTTATAAACTACCATCTCTGATGGAGCTAAATACATGTGTGTAAAGTTTAAATCAGGAGAATGGAATGTATGATGGTCAAAAGTAAATTCTGCCATACCTCTATTATCTTGACTCATATGAACAGTTGAATCTTGTACAGCTGTTTTTAATATATTTCCTGATCCAGTTATCCAATTACTTTCAATAGGTTCTGTTCCAAAAATACCAGATAACCAAGGAGCTTCTGAAGCTCTTACATCACCATTACCTCTATAGATAAGGTAAGGATCAATACCCATATCATTGTATGGATAGTTTGGCATAAGTCCATATTGAATATCTGTTTGTCCTAAAGCGTTAGGGGAAGCTGATGCTATATCTTGTAATGATGCTTCAATTGGACCTCCACCATTAGTTGCTGTAATAGTTATTGGTTGATTACCACCACCTGTAGTATAATCTAAACCATCTCCAAGTGGTGCAAAATCAGATCCTTGTAAACTTCTTTTATGTTCATATCTTTCATATGACATCATGTTTCTAATAATACCTTTAGCAATTATAGATTTGTTACCATCTCTATTACCTACAAGCATTTCATAACCTACTATGTTTGGTATAACAACACCATTATTATCTAAAGGTGCAGCAATATTAGAAAATTGTGCACCTATTATTTGTACATGTGTTGTACCTGCTCCTGTTGTTGTTCCTGCACCAACATCATTAGCTACACCATCTGTAGAAAGTCTAGTTGTAAGATGTGTGTTTTCATTTGGTATTTTATGATGTCTAATAGGCATACCACATAAATCTATGCTACCATTGTTGTATCTAACAGGATCAGTAGCAGGATATTTTTCTCCTGACTCCCAATATCCCATATCACCATATGATTGTACAATACCTCCGTCAGGTAATACTACATTAGTTGTTGCAGTAAATGATGCTGTGTTTTTTGTTTTAAATTCTTTAGCTACACCATCCCAAGAGTTTCCACTTGTATCTAAAGATACTTCAGTTCCTGTAGCTATTCTTCCAGGTATGTGATAAGCATTAGATTTTTCTCCTGTGTTGTATACAAATCTTATAAAGAATGTGTATACTTCATCTCTTAAAAATGTAGGTTTGTTACCACCTTCTTTATAATATTCTGCAGGATAACTAGCAGAAACCCATTCTGTCTTAATATTGTTTGCTAAAGGTTGATAATTAAAATCAAATTGTTCTACAGGTTGTGATCTAATTAAATAATCATTAACCTCAAACATACCAGATGATTTTTCATATGCAGGATTTCTTAATAGTAATCTAGATGATTTTACTTTAGTCAAACTAGGATCTAGATAATCAATATTTAAATTTGTAGTTTCTGTACTATAATAACCAAGAACATAAGAAACAAAACCATTGTGTACTCTTGTTCTAACAACAACCTGCATCCATTCAAATTCTTTATCAAGTTCAGATATTTTTACATTCAAAGAACCTTGATTATTATCATATGACCATAATGATTGCATATTAGATACACCCAAATAATCACCAACTATTTGATCATTTATTGAATAAGCAATAAAAACTTGATACATACCATTAGGTAGTTGACCTCCTTCTGCAGCTTTTGTTAACTCTATATTAGGTGTATCTAATAAAGGAGCTAATCTAATTTTTTCACAATCTAATTGTAATGGTGTAATATTTTGATATATAATACATGCACCTGTGCTAGATGGTGCTATTTCTTGTAAGTAAGGTACGTCATTTATATTAAGAGTTCTAGAAGGATTGTTACCATCATCCCAATATACTTGCCAAGAACAATCAAAATTTTCTTTTGCTACACCTATAATTAAATGATCTTTGTGAAAATTTAAACAATCATCATTTACTAATGTTGTATATGTACAAGTGCTGTCATCAAATTCTCCTATCTCAGAAGACTTATCATTGAGTATTCCTTCATTGTCTGTAGAATATATTATCCATTTATCACCATATAAATGTATACCCCCTATAATAGTGTAAGGTATATTTGCACAAAGAATGTTTGCTGGTTCATTACCAACAACACCTGTGTCACCATCAACAGAGTTGTTTATTGCATTTCTTGCATGTGACCAATTTTTATTATCAAGATACCCAGCATGTATATCCTTAACCATACCTTTAACAGGTGTGTTTGTAATAACACTAGGTGGACCTTGTGGTTTAGGTTTTTGTTGTTGTCTTCTTTTCTTTGCCATTTTCTATCCGTTTGTAGCTACACTCTTGAACATGTTATAATAATTATGATATTGTGCTTTTCTGTTCTTTTCCCATAATTTTTTAAGTTGTGCAAAGTCTGGAGTGTTTACAAAAGATAGAGCGTTGTTTCTAGCAGCTCTTAGTTTTTGTTGCATGAATGATAATTGATTTACTACGTTCTCTCCAGCAAACATCATATTTTCTAATATCCTTTCTTTTAATGCATACTCATAATATTCATTACAATATGGATGATCTAAAACTAAAAGTTCACCGTTGTCATCTTCCATTGCCCCCTGGTAGCTAATGTATATTTTACCAGATTTAAAATTTGTTATAAAAAAACCATCTTTAATTTCTACATCATCAGCTCCTTTATATATTGGGCATTCTCTACAACTATCTCCTTGATTATCTACAATGTTTATAGGTATCATATAACTATATTCTCTGTAAGTATTAGGACTTATTTTTTGTACTAGCATTAATTCGTTATCATCACAATCTTTTTTTACTACACAAACATTAGTACATTTTGCAGCAGGATCATCACATGGGCCAGAGTATCCTGGTTCAGGTTTATATGTTCCTTTAATAACTTCTTCAACATTAGTGCCACTAGGTTGAGTAGTTTTTATTTTATAGGTACCACAAAGTGATCCATAATTTAAAACATTAAAATCAGATGGTAATTTACCTTTACTATTTTCTATATCTATTATAGCACTTTTAGTTCTTTGTATTTTTAAACCTAAATCATAATTAACTCTTACAGCAACTTTAATTAATTGTTGAGGTTCTATCATACCTTCTAAAGCATATGTTCTAAAATCAACAGTAACATCTTCTAGCAGTTGATTAAAGGTTCTATATTTATGTGATACCGCCATTATTGTCTATTTATATTTATTTTATTATGTGAATCTTCAGGTGCAATCTTTAAAGAATTAAACGCCACATTTAGAACTTGATTTTCTATCTCTGCAAATAAGAACTCAGGTATATACATATTTTGTAAATATCTTGGTGTACAATCATCATCTGTGGAACATGTCCATTCTGAGATGTCTCCTTCAAAAACCCCTTCTAATTTAATACCATCCCATTCTATATTAGGAAAATATAAATAACCATCTAAAAACCAATAATATTTTGTATTATTATATTTAAATGTTGTTGTCTTAGACATAGAGACATAAGAACCAGGAGTAGTTGGTTGTATCTCAGTTGATCCATCTAATGATGATACAGTTCTAACTAAAGGTCCCCAGTACCCTTGCATAAAGGTTGGTAGTTTATGTTTGCTTTTCTTTATTGTTTGTCCTGAAGAAATACCTACACATCCAGCTTCTAACTTGTCAACTTCAATTAATTCTACATGAGGTAAAGTTTGCCATACTGCACTAAACTTCATAAGTTTGTTAGAATGATCTTGTCTTCTCATTAATAGTTGAGCATTTTTTAATATAAGACTGTAAAGGTATCTGTCAGTAACAAACGCATCTTGTGACGTTGCTTTAAGACCTCCTCTTAGTCTTGATATTGCTTCACCTATTGTTGTCATATTACTTCTTTTTGTTTTTATACATATCAGTAACTCTGATCTTTGTTTTCATAGTAACAAATTTTTTCCAGTTTTTTGGATAGAACTTTGCTACTGCTCTTTTAAATTGCCTTACTGCTGTAAACTGCCATAACTCCCTAGTTTTAAACTTATACTTAGGAGAATAGTTAGTGTAGAATATCTTACCTACATGACCATCTGTATCCCAGTTTTTGTTTTGTATTAACTTACCATATTGTTTAGATAGAGCATAGTCAACATTAATCTTTTTTGCAGCTGGACAACTTCCTATGAATAAGTACCCTAGAGATTCTGGAAGTTCAACTCCATTTCTATTGTTTAATACTGTGTCCCAGATCTTACCATTAAACTTATGTATAACCTTTTTTAGTTTAGTATCATCAACACTTGAATACATTGGGTTCTTATCTTTAAATCTAAGCAATGTTTCTGTATTTAATAAATTTAAAACCTTTTCTTTATACCGTGGTTTATTTAAATCTGGCCCTCTAAAGTTACTTATCATATTACATACATTATAATTTACAAAAAAAAGGTGATTTATTCAAGTTAATTAGGTGAATATGTTAGTTCACAAATTTCTCCTTTATTAGGATCATGTATAGATAATACACCAGACCTTCTAGAACCTACAAATTTATTGTGGTAATGATAATAGTCTGTACGTGATAAACTTGGTAAAATCTTTAACATAAATCCTGTTCTGTCATGCTCTGTAATGTATTCTATTTTTTTCTTATGATGGTAATGACCTGTATACAGAGTTCTAAATAAAGTTTTACCCCATTGTTTAGGGTACTCCATAGAATATAATAACAATGAATTTTTAGTATTAACATCTCCATGCTCAAAGGCAAAGAAGTTATCTTTATAAGTATATACTTTTCTTTCTAAATATACTACATCCCATACAATTTTTTTATCCTTAAAACATTTAGATAAAGCATGAGCTAAATGAAATGAAGATAATCTATCATGATTACCTGGTATATATACAATTTGTAATTCATCACAAAATTGTTTTAAATAATTTATACTCCATTGTATAGCATCAAAAGCTTGCATGTAGGCCTCTGTAGCTGTTGAGCAGTTATCTAAAGGTGTTCCGCTAGTGGTAGTCCCACTCCATGTGTCCATGTTGATTAGATCTCCTCCTATGACGTAATACAGCTTTTCTAGATGATGCGCTCTAGTAGCTCTATTTGCTAAATCAACTATTGTTTCTTCAAAATCTTTGTCAATAGTTTCATTACCTTCTTTACCAAAATGTATATCTTGTAATGACAAAACTCCAGCTGTTTTTACTTTACCTGGAGTTTTTATTCTTTTAACTAAATTATGTTTTTTTGGTTTAAAACCTTTTAATAACTCAGCTACATTATCTACCTCATTATCTTTTAACCTTGTAACCATTGCAGAAACTCTCCAATGATCTCCCATTTGCTTATTCCAATAACTAGACAGTTTCCATTGTGTTGTATCAATGTTTAATATGTCAATTATTTCTTCAGGAGATTTAGGTTCTGTAGAACTTATTGTCTCCATTTTAGCTTCTCCTTTTTCTAAATTATACTCATATGATGTTGATGAGTTTTCTAGAAGATCTTGTCCTTTAACTATGTCTTTGAGTTTATCATAGTCTTCTATTGTTAAATCTAATTTATCAGCACAGTAATCTGATGTTTTTTTCCATTTGAATGATGCCTTAATCTTGTCAAATAATGAATCCATTTATAATTTTTTTAGTTAATATTAAGCAAAGATACAAAAAATTTATACACATAAAAGAAAAGAGGCCCGGTGTTAACCCCAGGCCTCATACAATTAAGTTTTGGAAAACCAATAAACCATCACTTTCTTGTCTCTTTATAATGTTGATGCATAAATAGTTACAGAAGGGCAATTTGCATCTGATGCTATTATTCTTAATTCATATGCAGTAGCTGCAGTTAAACAAGCTATATTATAACTAAATGTTGTTGCAGATAAACCTGTAACAGCATCTGTCCATGTTGCAGTACCTGCTACTCTATACTGAACAGTGTATGTTGGCGCTGCTGGTGTTTGTGGTGCAGTCCATGTTATAAATATACTTGTAGCTGTTATTCCAGATGTTCTTACTCCTACAGCAGCTTTAGTAAAACAATCACCTCCTGCAGTTGCTATAATCATTCTTTGTAGTGTTGATAATAATCTTTCTCCATTCTCTACTATAATATCATTAGATCCGTTTACTGTATAACTAAATTTATCATAACAATGAGAAACACAGTTTGTACATAATAGCTCTTCACATCTTTCAATTGGTGTATTGCAATTAGATAGTTCACACGTATGTGTGTAAGCTGTTTGATCACAACCACAAGGAAGTTTATCACATGTATTAGTAGTACAATCGCTCATTTTAATTTTGTTTTATTTATTCTAGTTCTAAAGTTGATGGATCATTATATGTTTTCTTAGGTGCAGGACAAGTTGATCCAACATTTTGCCAAAAAGGAGCAGTTCTACTATACATAGCTAATGTGTTTCCTCCTTTAGTTCCAGTTACACAATACCAAGCGCCATTTAAACATTCTGAAGATACAGAAGGAACAGCACTTGTAAATGCTGGAATACTTGGGTCAAATAAAACTCCTGTTTCATTCCATAAATCTCTAGCATTACCACCTGCTCCGTCTATTGATCTAGCATTAGCAACTAAAGTAGTACATACATTACTGTGTATAAAGAAAGTATATATATCACCCATTCTTCCTACACTTAATTTATTACCTGTTTCTTCTAGTAGTATTTTTACTGTATTTCTAAGATCAGCAATAATAGTCCACATGTTTTTTACAGTATCTGCTAAAGTAGCTGCGCCTTGTACTAAAGGACCATTGTATTCTGTTAACGGCTGATTTAAATCTGCAACTTGATTACTAATACTTTTAGCTATATCCGTTGTTGTACCTATTAATTTTTCTGAGCTAACAACTTTTGCTTCAGTAGCTTGTACTATTTTTTCTATAGGATGTAGTTTGTTTTGTTCTACTGTACCACTAGAATATATTCTTGGATTAGCTTCACCAACTGCTTTTTTATTTTGTTCTAATAATTTTGTTTCTAAACCTTGTGCTATCTTTTTTTGTATACTAAGATCTGTATGTAGAACAGCTATACCTTTTGTAAGAGACTCTATTAAATTAGGTAGTGTAACCTTATCATACTGTGTTTTTGAATATCTTTTGTAAGCTTCTGATACACTGAATATCAGATCATTAACATCAACTTTACCATCATTATTAAGATCTTTAGTTCCTGCAGGTACAGCTTGACCAGCAAGGTTATCAATAATTAATTGTAATAGTTGTTCATCAGTAGCAGCTCTTTCACCTTTAAGGCTACCTTGGTTAATATTGCTAATATCTAAACGTGCTGTACGCCCATTGTTTAAACCTGATTTATCTGAACTTTCAAAAGCCATAGTTAATTTTCTTTACTAGTATATAATAATATACAAATTATTCATCTTATAAGCAAACATTTACCTAGCAATTACAACTACCACTACAGCTTGTACTTATCTGTACTTTTGATATACCCATGTATGATCCGTGTTTAGAAGATGCAGGGAATGAAGTACAAGAAGTACATTGGTTATAATCAGTAATTACGTACATGTGTATTCTGTGTTGTGATGCACTAGCTGTAAATGTAATACATTTTTCATTCCAATTAGAATGACTACCATTTGGAGCTCCTGGTGAGTTAACACCATTGCTGTTTCCAACATCGTTTGTTGCACATCCAGCGTTATGAATTAAAGCATTAGCTGTACTTAGAGTACCAAGAGCTACAGGATCATATAAATTAGAAGCAGAATTAAGATCAGACTGAGTAGGAACACCTGAACCTTGGTCTATTCTAACACCCCAACCTCCCATTAAACAATCAGAACATTGACCATTAGTTTTTAAAGCCATTACAATCTCAGCCCATGTTATACAATATTGATTACCTATAGTTAATGGAGGATTACCATTTGCAGCATCAGTACCTAATTCAAAGAAATAAGATTCTGTCCATACATTTCCTACATGATTACCTGTACCACCTAAAACAAAGCTTCCGCTAATACCTTTTGTAACGTGTCCACCATAGAATGGCTCACCTGTTTCATAAGGGAAAGCCTGCATATAGAAACTTGCACAACCAAAACCACTAACACCACTACCATCTTGTTGTAATAAGTTAGGAGTATTAATACCAAAGTTTGTAGTTCCAAGATCCATTGTAGGAACTGTTAAACAAGAACCATCATCTACTGTTGCAAGAGGATCATAGTTACAAGCAGTAGCGTCAGTACATCCTTGAATTGGATAAGTACAGCTTCCATCACTACAAGTTGCTAAAGAGTTATAATTAGAAGCAGTTGCATCCATACATCCGTAAACACAATATATACATGATCCATCATCTACGTTTGCAGTTGCATTATAATTCAAAGCAGTTGAATCCATACAACCATACACAGGTAATATACAAGAGCCATCATCTACATTTGCTTGTGGATCATAGTTTAATGCTGTTGGATCTGTACAACCAGGGTATGTACAACAGCTGCTACAAGCTACGTTTGCGCTAGAATTGTAATTACTAGCCGCAGTATCCATACATCCTGTGTATTCGCAAGAGCCATCATCTAAGCAAGCAGTAGCATCATAATTATCAGCAGTTGAATCCATACAACCTGCAACTGAGCAACAACAGCTTTCACATGCAACATTAGCACACGGATTATAATTTAAAGAAGTAGGGTCCATACATCCTACTATTGTTTCTATACAACTACCATCATCACAATTTGCAAGAGAATTGTAGTTAGTAGCAGTAGGATCTGTACAACCTAATACTTCTAAAGCTATATCTCCAGCTACTGTTTCTGTAGGTATACATGTGCATGCTACTGATTCTAAACCGCAAGTGTTACATTCAGTTATACCTTCTACTGTTATTTTGATTCTTTGTGAGTTACAACCTCCTGTTGTAGTAAAGCAGTGACAGAAATTAACTTTATGTTCTGTATCTTCTGCTGCATTTGCTATAGAGTGTCTTAACTCACCATTTTCATCTGTTTTACCTATAACTATACCATCTAATACTATTTCATAGTCTTCAACAACTTTATCATTTTTATCTTTTACATAAAAGTATATACACTCTGATCCATCACAAGGTGTTCCTCCACATGCAGAATCTACCCAAAGTGGTTTTGGTGTTGCATTTTTAGTATGTAAAGTTTTAGTATATGATTCAGTCCCAAAGTCTGGTAATAATTTATCATCCCAATCCATTGAGTATTTTTTACTACTATGACCTTCAAAGTTATATAGACATCCTTTGTCTAAACCATATCTTTCATATTTATATAAGTTAAATACATCAGTTGCAAATTGACATTCTGTATCTAATTTTACTTGTTCACATCTTGTAAGCTTCTCTTCTTCTGTTAATGGATACATGCAGGACCCATCATCTATACCAGCAAGTGGGTTATAGTTCCAAGATAAAGGATCTGTACATCCTGTAATACAATTTAAAGTAGATGTGTAATTTTTAGTTATTGTATTTATTGTTATTAAAGATTGTAAACAATCACCTGTAGCAACAAAAGTATAACAACCGTTTACAATTACTGAGCCAGGTGTAGTTATAGTTGTTGTAACTTGGCCAGCAGCATCTGTTGAGCCAATGTTTGTACCGTTTACTTCTACTGGATAACTTGCAACAGGAGCTCCATTTTCATCTAACACTTGTATAACTGTGCATTGTGATCCATCACAAGTTTGTGAATTTAAACCAAGAAATACTTCTAAGTCATTTTGAAAAATAGTTGGATCAAAAGGAACCTCATCTACATTTACACCCCAACCTGCTTGATCTAATCCTCCCCATGTTGCTGAAAGTCCTGTCCAATAATCATTTTGAGTTTCTAAAAGATCTAAACTTGCTAAACTATTTGTTGGTGTAGTTCCTGCTTGATACATCCCATCTGCAGGAATGTTATTACCGCTACTAATAGCAGCTAAAGCATGAAAAGGTAACATATAATGTCCTCCATTTGAAGATGGACTACTAGGTCTAGAAGGATACAAAAAGGCTCTGTATGAACCGTTGTGTGCTGCATAAAGTTGTTTAAATTTAGTATAATCTGCTTTGTATGTAGGAGTAGGCTGTATTGGATCAACGGTATAAGAATTACTACCTGAACCGAATGATGTACTGCCACCAAAATTATTTTGACCACCAACGTGATATGCCCAAGCAGACTCATCTGCAAAAATCACTACTAATACGTCATCTGTATTTGTAGCATGAGGAGGGAAACCAGTCCAAGTTTGTGCACCGTTATTATTTGCTGTACCATGATCAAACATTGGTTGACCTATCAAAGTACCTTCAGCAGTATCATAAAATTCATCTACATTCCACGTATATCCATTAGAGCTTTCAGTAGCTGTATCATATGCCCAGTTTAATTGTGCTATTGCTTTAGAATTTGTTGTAGGTGAAGTAAAGAAATTATCTACATAAGTATTACCGCTTAATTTTCTATTACAATCTGATCCACCAGTACAATGTTGAGTGTCGGATAATGTAGAATTACCATTTATTGAAACTGAATCATTTACATTGTTATTATTAAATTTACCTGTTAATACTGCTGATCCCCAATCTAACCACCTTTCTCCAGCAACTGCGGTATGATATACATTTTGTGTAGAAGATCCATGTACTGTATCTACAGTAAAATTTGAAATCCCTTTTAACCACCCCATTAATGCTTTATAAGCATCTTTAGCCGGGCCTGCACCTAAAGATGTACCATCATAAAATGCATAGACTTTAGTGTTAGAGCTTACGGTAACTTGCCCACACTCTCCAGCAGCCCATCCTGGTTGCGGTGCTGAACTACCTGCATCATAATCTTCTTTTTCATAAGAGCATTCAGCGCTTACGTTTATTGTTTGATTTTCTAATACTCCTGTAACAGTGATGTTAGTTGGAGTCCCACATGTCTGTGAATCTACTATTGTACCCTGTAATGTTGTTGTTAAGTTTTGTAAACCTATTCCTGCAGAAAGATCTACTGTTACTGTAGAAGTTCCATCTGCTTCACAAAGTTCTGAAAAGGAAACATCACATGTACCTGCTCCACCTCCTACTGTATATCTACATGTTGAATCATCACATGTAGCAGCAGCATTGTAGTTATCAGCACTTTGATCCATACAACCATATACACAATAATAACAACTTCCGTCATCAACAGTTGCTGCAGGATTATAGTTAGTGGCAGTTGGATCAGTACACCCTGTAGCATATAAACATGAACCATCATCAAAAGTAGCTGCAGGATTATAATTAGTTGATGTAATATCAGTACAACCTCCTATGCCTGGATTTAAACATGTTGTGCAATCACTATATGTAGCTGTTGTAGCTACACCAATGTTTTGCATTCCATTTGCAGGTGCAGTATTTGTTCCCATATACTCCCAACAATTATCAACAGCAGGTTTAGCCATGTCAAAATTGGTAATAGTTCCTACGCTAGGTGATCCTGCACTAATATAAAATGTATCATTATTAGCTGAACTGTTAGCATGACCTAAGGCTAATAAATTTATAACTTCAGTACCATTACAAATTTTCCATTCATGATATACTGCTATACTTGTACCTTGACATGCAGCACAATTATCATTATGTTCATAAGGAGTTGTATAAGGTGTTGATATTACATTAAATATTAGTGTCCCACCTGTTAATGCTGCATCTCCTATAGCATACATTCCTTTATATACATAACATATTCCGTTATATGTAGCTGTTTTATTTAATGCTGGAGAACCCATTCCTGCATAAACATTAGCATTTGATTGTACAGTTATTGTACCAGTATTTTCAACTCCTATAGATACAACACCTAAGTTGTTGCACATTTCAAAAGCATGATATGTTTGTTGTGCAGCACATCCAGACAAACATCCAAAACAATTAGGAAAATGATTTGATGATGTTAATGCAGGTGATGGTATTATAGCACCATATTCTGTTCCACCGCCTCCAGGATCTTGTGTAGTACCCATGTATTCATAACAAATGCCATTATAACATACAAATATACCTATTGCTGGTTGACCCATACCCTGATAAAAATGCCAAGAACCTAATCTTTGTGTATTAATACTATCAATTGCATCTGCACTAGTTATTGAACCTGTAGTAGGTGCTGATCCACAACTTCCATCATGCTTTTTCCAATTGTAAAAGAGTGTGTTATTTAAAGTCATGTTTAATTATCTATGCGTTTTGTGTTCTTATTATAGCATTTGATGCGTTTACACATCCTTTATGTACTACTTCATTATTATCGTTTGTAGTTTTTTGGCAGCCACATGAAAAAGGTTTTTGACAATGTGTGCAATTAGCACCGTTTACTCCTGACATTTTATCTGGTTTTGGTTATCTATTAACTTTATTTAGTCCTTCACATTGTTTACAGACTATTCTTTCTAATTTCTTTTTTGCAAAGTTAAATAATTCAATACCTGCATCAGGTTGAGAACAATATTCAACTTTAGACTTAGCTCCATCTATTAACATTCGTATTACATTCATTTCAGACATTAGTTTCTTTCTAGTAGAGTCAGGTTCACATGCTGCTAATTCTAATTTACATAGTTTTTCATAATACATTTTCATTAACCCTGTAGTTCTCAAATGATTATATTCTACATAAGTCTTATTATGAGGGGATAGTTGATACTTTATAACATATACACCATCTGGTATATCTGTTCTTATTTCATTACAACTCATAAGTTGTAAATTCATAGCACAAGCGGTTATGTTTAAATCAAAACCTGGCTTTACTTCTATTATTGATGTTTTTTTGTTTGTTGTACCCTTTGCAGGTGGTGGAGTTATTAGTAGTTCAGCACAATCTGTACCAAGACCTTTTGCGTACTTACTGGTGTCTCTAATAGACAAATATTTAGTATTTGAAACATCAAGAACTTCTAAACTTAGTATGTGTTTGGCAGCCATTTACGTATAGTTAATTAAAATGCATTTAGTATCTATTAATAATATACAAAAAAAGACTCAATTATAAAACAAAAAAGGATGAGAACTTAATCTCACCCTTTTAAGAATTATTACTATTAATGTAGTGTTACACTAAAGGAAAAGATTCTACTGCAACAGCAGTGTTAGCTTGACCTGCAATGTTTGTCCACATAGTACCTAACGCAGTAACCGCAGCAGCGTTGTTAACTTTGTCAGCAGCAACTTGAATTACATACTGATCATTGTCAAATACACCTGTTGGGTTATTGAATCTTGGCACACTGTGCTGTAAATAGAATACATCAAATCTGCTGTTTCTATCTATAGCAGTAATTACAGATTTTCCAGATTTTTCAATTTCTCTAAATCTAGCTGAATCTTTGTTACCTTGATTGAAAGATTCTTGTCTGTATCTACTATCTTGGATAAGTTCTCTAAGGATTGACTCACCGCTTGTTGCATCAGCTAAATCAATAATACTTAAACCTTCAACAGGCATATCAGCATTAGCATTATCCTTAATACATCCTGACGTACATGCATCACCTTCATCATCAATCTCAGTTAAGAGTAATTTTACAGGCTCAGTGTTGTACCAGTCTCTTGTATCAAAAGAACAGTCATCAAATTTAGTCATACGGTCAGCTTTCATTGTGATTGTTAAATCAGAATATCCAGTTTGATCAGATGCAGTAGCAGAAATAAATTGCTCCATCATAACATCTCCGTTAATAATGTCTCTCCAAGCTTTTACAATATCAAAAGAAGTAAGAGATGCAGAATCACCATCCATTGTACAACATCCTTCAGAAGATAATACTTTGTAGTAATTTCTGTTGAATGCTCTCATTACTTCTTCACCTTTAAGATCAAGACGCAATTGAGCGTGTTTTGTACAAGTATAGCAATCATCAGTTACTCTGATTGTAATAGTAGGTGCACTGTTATCTACAGAAGCATCTTTCCATAATCTATTAATATACTTAGTTTTAATTACTTTAGATTTTACTGAAGCAGCATATCCACCGTGAAGTTTATTACCTCCTAAAGTATCATTAGCTACAGTTGCAGCAGTTCCTGCAGCAGTAGTCTTGTTTAAATGTCCTTGTACTAAAAGGAATTCATTTGGTACAGCAGTAGCATGATTGATTACAGAGTATGTAGAAGTACTACACATTCCAACTGCAGCAGCTGCTAGTGTGTGAGCTTTGTGTGACGTAGTAACACTCACTGTGTTTGCCAACAATGTTTTTTTGTAGGCGTGATTAAAATAACTCATTTTCTTAATGCCTGTTTTAGCAGGACTTTTTTTTATAGGACGGCTTTATATCACCATAATAAAGGTAGCCGAATCTTAACCTTTACTATTGTATACTATAATATAGGAAATATTAATACTTTTTCCTAGTCTTCTTAGCTTTTTTCTTTACACTTCCACCTTTTTTATAAGTAGTAGTGCTTTTTGACTTCATTGACATTTTTGATGCTTTTTTTGCTGGCATAATTTCTATTTATTAATTGTTTTTTTCAGCAGATTGTGAACCTCTAATTGTTTGTGATGCTAGCTCTATATCTCCTGCTACTATTGATACAGCTTCATCTATAAGTAATTCTACTACATCATCTTTAAATTCACATGTTACATCAGCTGGAGAAGCTACTTGTGTATAAGGATCAGTACAATTAAGTATTTCTATCATTCTTGGTCTCCTGTAATATGTTAATATAGGACTAACTACATTAAAATCTCTATGATATATTCTTATTGTATTTTGTTGCATTGTACAAAAAGTTTCTCCCCATTCAAAATCTGGTCTTTTTAAAGGATCTCTCATTATTAAATCTACATTTGCTTCTTCTGCTAAGTAAACAGTCATGGACCTTTCTGTTGTACAACACTCATTAGTAGCATTGATACTAACTCTTTTATATTCTAAGTAATTAGCAGGAAAGTTATTACCTTCAAAATGATCTGCATTATTTACACCAGTTAAAACTAATCTATTAAGTAAAGGTTGGAGGTCATCTATCCTGCGCTTAGATGCCTCATCACCTTCTTTAAACATATTATTACCATGCAAGTTTCTTCTACACCACTCAATTTGAGCTTTATTAAAAGCTTCAACAATCTGCCAGCATTCTATATTATCATAGTCATTACTAGCTAGCTTGTTAAGCCTTTGTCTAAATTTTATTTGTAATGTAGTGTTATTAATTGCCATGTTCTAGTTCTCATTATCCCACAACTCTTCTACCTCATCTAGATAGCGTTGTAGTGTGTCATCATTTTTTGGGTTCTTAAGATATTCTAAAACTTCAATAGGTCTTGCACCTAACTTAGAACCAGAATACTTATCATAAATGTTTCCATCTGCTTTAGTAGTCATTAGGTTATATGTTATTGCATCTTTAATGACAGCTCTTATTTTAAGATCTTCCATTGATGTGTTGGCTGCTTTAATAAAACTTTCAGCTGCTGCTTTTGTACGTCTTTCTGCACCCTGTCCGTTTATATAATCATCCATATTTTCATATAATACATCAATAGGTGTACCTTTAATGTATTGTGTACTGTTTGCATCAACAACTTTTGCTACATATAATAGTTTTGTTGTATCAGTATCATATAAATTTTGTAATGCTGCTAATGCTCTATTTTTTGTTTTAGATACAGTAGTTCTTGTAGCTGATGATTCTTTAACTCTGTTTAGATAAAATCTGTTTCCGTCTGCTTTTGCTCTACTTAAACTAGGTGCTACTATAGAAAAACCTCCTGCCTCTATAGCATATATTTTTATTAGATCATAAGGATCTATTGATGGATCAAGAAATATAGGTTCATTACCTACTTTTAATTCTATCTTTTCCCAGAACTTGTGATTGTCAGGTCTCAATACTTGGACTTTATTCCAAAAATCTTTATCATCTACATCTATTACATTAGATGCAAGTTCTTTTTCTAATTGAGAAACTACTTCTCTAATTTCTTTTATTTTTGCTTTCTTTGCTGCTGGTGCTAATTGTTTTACTTCTGGAGCAAACTCGTTTAGACCAGTTACATATCTAGCTATTCCATTTCTTTCTAAGCATGCTAAACTTTCATGGTGCCATACACCATCAAATAAAGTCATGTTATATTTTTCTAATCCCATATTCTGTATATCAGAATTAAAATAAGGTTTAATTGCAACTGTTTTATTTTTAGTTGCTTGATACTTTTCAGTAATTGTTACATCATTTACTTTCATAATAGTTTTTTATTGGTTAATTTTTTTTGTTATTGGTTTAGAAATAAGGAGGGGCATTACACCCCTCCGTCTTTCAAGTTGTTATTAGAATGATCCTCCAGTTATTGGATTCTTCATTACAATTTTAAGAACTTTAGTTGGATCTTCTACCCAAATAGCAGGCATTGTCTGAGTCATCATAACTCTGTACCCGTTAAATTGTCCTGTAGAAGCAAACCCTTGAGTTCTTCCCATGTAATCCATTGTACCATTTTGGTAGAACCATTTTAATTGGTTATCCCAAGATAGTTTCAATAAATGGATGTTATCACTTCCTGAGTCAGTAACATCAAAAATGATGTAGCTGTAAGAAGATAATGGACGACCATCTACTAAAGGATTCTCAATGTCATTAGTATGTAAGTTGTCAAACGCTGGGTTTAATACAAACTTAACATTAGCTAAGAAAGGAATAATGAAGCTAGTGTACGCAAATCCGTATCCTAAATCCATTCCTTTTCCAGTTACAGCACCTACTGCATCAGCATTAGTTGTCATAACAGTGTTAGCAGCAGCATCAGCAGCAATAGCTGTGTTGATTAGTTGCATACCTCCAATACCTGTTTGAACTACTAATTGACGTTTAGGGTCTGGACCATCAAACTCAACCTTACCAGCATAGAAGTTATATAGTTCATTTTTGAACATATCTAAATCAAATCCTGATTTGTTGTATACTCTTTTGAAAGAGTTGTCTAATTGCTTCCAAAGACCTACAGATAATCTTAAATCATCCGGTCCGTCTTGCTTGATCCTACCACCGTTACCCCACATTAAGTAAGTTTCAATGTCATTAGCAATTTTTGATAAGTGAGCTCCCTCCATAGAAGTTAAGAACGTTCTAGAAAGTGAACCATTATCAAATGCTTTTTTAACATAGTCTTTACCCATTGCAGATGCAATATCTTCAATTGAAGCTAATGATGGATCTACTGATTTGTCAAAGTTTCTCCAAATCTCAGTTACAGGTACAGAACCGTCAGCATTCATCCCACCTTTGATCATAAGATCAGCACGTGATGAAATAGAGTAGTGTACGTGTGCTTCAGCTCCTCCTACAAAGTTGTAGAATTCTCTGAATCCAGCTCCTGTAGTGATGTCAGAGAATCTTTCTCCGTATTCACCTCTTGCAGATCCTTTTCTGAAGAACTTAGTTCCTACAGCTAGGTATTTGTCAGCTAGAGCAGTTGTTGAATTACTGTTTACTAGTTCACAAGTATAAACCCATCCATCACCTACTTGCAAAATATCATCTGCAGTAATGTAAAGTTCAAGTCCATTGTACTTGTCATAAGTAATGATGTCTCCATGACCAAACTCTCTTTTAGATAATTTGATTTTGAATGATTGTCCATCAATACCTCTAGTCCCCGCATCAGCAGCATCTAATTTACCTAAAGAAACTGGTAATTCTTGAGCTACTGGCGTTTGCCATTTGTATTCCCCACGAGCATTGTCCACCATAATTGTATTCTTTCCACCGAATGAAGCCATTTGGTATAAAGGCATTTCTACCTTTTGCGTCATAGCCCATAAGTCCACAGGACCCATGTCAGTTGGCTCAGCATTACCTAACATATTTGTTAAGTGATAAGAATCAATATGAGAACTAGCTTTGTAATTAGTGTCTCTGAGGAAGAGACCGTTGTTTAAAACTGGTGTTGCCATAATAATTGTTGTTTTTGTTAATTAATAATTGTTGTTGTCTATTTTTTTAAAATCTTTTAAATATGTTGTTACCTCTAGGTATAGTTCTTTTAGGAGTTCTTGTTGTTTTTTCTCCTCCTGTACTTGTACTAGAAGCTTGTTTGTTAGCCTGTGCTGTTTTTAGTTTCCTAACTGTTTGTTCAACAGCAGCATTAGTTCCTTGTGTTTTAAGTTGACTTTTATAACCATCTGGGTCAGCTAATAACCATAATGCTTCTGATACTAAGTTGTAATTTGGCTCAACAAATTGATATTTTTCTAATAAGTGTCCTAGTAGATTAGTGTTTTCACCAGAGATTGAAGGGTAAGAAGGAGAAACTAAACCATTGTATAACATTGATTGAGTTTTCTTATTAACTTTCATATCACCTAATTTACCATCTTTTAATGTATGGTATACATTAGCCATGTAGTTTTCAGATGCTTTTTGTTGTTGAGCACGTTTCATTTCTTGCTCTTCTAATTTTTTAGCAACTACTGCTTCTGACATCTTATCTAATTTTGGTTTAAATTTAGTTGCTTGTTTTTCAAGTTTACCTAAATCTTTCCAAATTTCTATTTCTTCATTTACTTCTTCTACAGATCCATATCCTGTAGCTGTTAAGTATTCTCTAATAATATGTTCTTGACCTCTTTCACTAGACATATCTAAAGTTCTTGTTTCTTCAACTTGTGATAATGTAGCAAATAAACCTTTAAGATCTTGACCACCATCTGCAACATATTTTGCTGCAACTTGTAATTCTTGTGGTAAACTATCAAAAAATTGTTTTGGTGTTTCTCTCCTTACCTTATTAGCTCTTTCATCCATATTAGCTTTGATGAGCTCTTTCCAATCCTTAGCTGTATAATCATCTAATTCTTTATCATCATCAAAAGGTATGATCTCATCATTCTCAATCATCTTCTTAAAGACATCTGACATATCATTAATTCTTTTTCTTCCTTTAGCAGTAGATTTTTCATCTTCATCTTCTGCTACTTCTAGACCTTCATTTAATATGTCATCTATTTCTGACTCAGTAACTTTATCTCCTTCTTCAGTTTTTGTATCTGCTGATTTAGTTTCCACTCCTTTATCTGCATCTTTTGGAGTTGTCTCTTCAGTTTTAGCTTCTGCGCTAACTTCTTCAGTGGATTCATCTTTAGTATCTTCATTTTCTTTTGGTTCTAAGAAACCTAAATCAACTTCTGCATTTCTTGAAAATACATTAGGTTTTGGTTTATCATTAGTTTTTTCTTCTGTAGATGGTAACGTAACAGATGATGCTCCTGGAGCACCATTGAAGATTTCATCTAAATCTACGTCTACTTGCTGTACGTTTGTTGTTTCCATATTGGATTCTTCCATAATTTATAATTGGTTTGGTTAGTATTCTTGGTTATTACATATACAATATACTAAAGTTTATTTATTAAACCTTAGAAATTATAAGAGTAAGATAAGAAATTTTGCAGTATATAGCTATAGTTATTTTTTCTTATCCTTTTTCTTAGGTTTTACATCATATTTGTTTTTATTTTCACGGGCAATCTGTAGATTTTTATCTGCTATTTCACGTTGGGTGTTTAGTTTTTCTCTATCTATATCCATTTTTGCCCTTTTGTTAGCGTTGTCTGAAGATGCTTGTTCTTTTTTAAAGTTCATTTGTTCTCTATATTCATCTCTTTGACGCATATCCTTCATAGCATCAGTAAAATCACTTTCCATGTTTTGGTTAACATCTGATTGTGCACCGTAACCAGCAGCTCTTATTTCAGCAACAGTGATGTCTTTTTGAATTTCAGCTTCATTTTGTGATTGCTCAAACTGTCTTTGTGCTGTTGCTTCTTGTTGCTGAGCCTGCAATTGTTGCTCTTGCATTTTTTGTTGTTGTTGCATTTCTGCTTCTTTTTGCTGTTGAGTTTTAGTCTCAGCATCTTTAAGTATATCAGATACTTCAGCAATAGAGTTAGATTTAATAACATTACCAAGATCATAAATAGAAGCACCAGTAGTATTATTTTGTAGAGCCATTTGTTTTAACTGCTCTAAAGTTTCTCTATGATTAGTCTTAGTAGTTGCAAATACATTAAAATCTCTAAGTAGTAAATCTTTTCCATTTATTGTAAAGTTAACCTTTTCAGCTTCAGAAGTCATATAACTTAATCTAACAGATGGTTTTGTACTATGGTAGTACTGTGATAAGTCAGTTCTCATTTGATGAACTCTTGGCATAAGATGATCTGAATGCTGTGTAAAGTATTGTTCTGTTTGTGAGAATGATTGATTCATTGCTTGAGTTACTCCTGTTGCTGTTTGTTGTGCAATAGGTGTACCCATACGTTGTTGATTAATTCCTATAGATTCAAATGCTTGTTGTTTAAAATGATTAGCTAATTGTATCCTGGACATTAATCTATTTGTTTGTTCTAAGTTTAATGTTTGATAATGATTAAAGTTTACAGCATTTTCTGTATTAGTAATAGATGTGTCTAAAGGCATCATACCAAAATCTTTCATTGCTACATAAGCTTTCTCTAAATTATTTTTACCCCAGTCTTCACCCATTGAGTGACGTGGTAATGCATTTTGATCAAACATAATAACAGTACCTAATTCATCTACTAAAATATCTGCTATCTGGTTGTTTACCATATTGTATCCTATTTGATATGGTTTCATTAAATCAACCAAAGAAGCTGATCTTGTATTTCTGTCAGAAAAAACTCTACCTTCAATAGGAAGTTTACAATTATATAAAGAATCATCTCCTTTGAACTGGTATTGTACTCTACCTGGTTTTTTACTGTCTATACCTAAATACATTGGATCTACGTCATTATCTTCTGATCTCCAATGTTGAGGTCCATTAGGGCCTATTTTAACACCTCCCCAAACTTCATTAATCCAGAACCAGTCAATATGTTCTCCTTCAATTAAATTATCTTTTGTTTTAGCTTTAAATAATTTTGTATTGTATACAGGCTTATCATTAATTTTATAGTCTTCATCTATTATCTTTTGAACAAGTTCACCAGTAAAATCAATTCTTGTTAGGTGTCCTATTTTTCTTTGCGTCTTCCAATAAACAGTTGTTACACGCATCATGTCTGAATCTCCCCATTGTTGAACGTCTGTACCTTCATTTAATATCCAATTAACAACATCTCCTTCAACTGCAGGATTACTTCCCATGTTACTCATTAACCTTCTATAATCTATACCTGGTGCTTCAGTATTCCATTTGTGAGATTTACTAGCATCATAATATGATCCATCATTTTGCATACCGTTTAATAGGTATTGTGAGTTTCTTGCAGGATGTATATTTTGCATAGATCTTAATTGCTCTTCATCCATTAAGTATCCATACTTGTCAATAACATCAGCAACAGTCATCATATCACATTTACCTGCAAAATTAGATTCTGATATATATCTTGACTCAGGTGATTTTTGGTAGAATGTTAATACAGGATTCCATAACTCAACATCATAATCATCTTCTCCCATTCTAAAATGCCAAAATTCTCTATCACAAATAAGCATATCTTTAAATGCTCTTTCTTCAAGTTCTGCCATTTTAAATCTTTCATCATCAACATTTAGTTGATGTGATGCCCATTCCTCTATCAAGCTTCTATAGCTTTTGCTAAAAAAATCTTCTATCTCAGGAAGTGATTTTAAATTTTCAGTAGATAATTTCTGTTGTACTTCTTCTGATTCAGGATCTGCACCTTGTTGAACCATATTAATCATAAGCTTATTATAAGCATCTGTTAATAGGTTTTCTTCAATCATACCTCTTTTCTGCTCTAACATCTCATTATAAGAAGTATCATCAACAGCTCTAAATTGTACTTTTGTATATCTTTTACTAAATTCTCCTGTTAATACATTTATAACATTTGGTATAATAGGATAAAATTTTAATTCTAATGCTGACTCATCTTCTTTAGTAAGAACATCCATTAAGTCTGCATAATCATTTTCTTCTTCAACTATATAATCAGTTTTGTCAATAATACCTTTTGCAAGTTTATAGTTCTTAAGAAGTCTTCTAGCATTTTTCTTAAGTTGCTTCATACCCTTTGTCTCAAGCCAATCAAGATTCCATGCTGCCCAATCATCATCTTTTTCTTTGGCAGATATAAACTGTAATGGTTGTGATAAAGTAGCATTAAGAGGACCTTTGTCAATCTTGGCTCCGTTCTTTAATTGCAGTGCATTATATACTTTCATATTAGTTGTCTTTTACTGGATAATCAATATATTCAGTTATGTAAACATACACAAAAGATAAATAAGGATCTGTACAGGTTGTTACGTAATCATACATTATTTAATATTTTTAAAAGGGTTTTTTCTAAATTTTTTATTTCCAATTTTTTTACTCCTTCCAATGTTCCTAAAAGGACTCATAGATAATTTACCAAATTTCTTTGACTTATCCAAGATTTCAAGGGACTTATCTCTTTCTTTACGTTTAACATAGCCCCTATTAGCTTGCTGCATTTTAGCAAAAGCAACAAGTGCAGAAAAAGCAACTAATCTATCCACGTTAAGTCCTTCGTGATATTGTAGCATTTCTGTAATTAACATCTTGTCAGGAACACGCTCAACTCCATATGTGCTTTTATATACATTACCTTCTTTATCTATTTGCTCATCAGTTACTTCTCTTATAAATTCAATTGCATAAGATATTAAATGATGCTTAAATAGATTACCTGTATTCTTCCAACCATAGTCTTGATATACTGTCTTATTAGATCCAAGATCTTTAAGAAATACAATTTGTCCTTTAGGTACTAAATACTTTTGCTTTCTTTTAGCAATCATATATTGTATAAACAAAGATATATTATTCTCTACTAATGTCCATGCATTGTACCATTCAATAATTTTTTGTAATTGTTCATGTGTTTTATTTATATCATCATATCTACCGCACCATGATGCTACAATTTTATCACCTTCAATAAATGTTTCTAAACCTTCAGGTGTTTCTTTTGTTACTTCTACTGGATTTTTATATACAAATATAGAACACAAAGAGTCTGACGTAGTAGTTTTTCCTTCTGACACAGGGTCAATAGATGCATAGTAAGTACCAAAAGGAGGATCATTAATAGGTCTTTCCCATACAACTAAAGAAGCTGTTTTATCTTCTCTTTTTTTATTTACAGGAAATTCATTAATAGGTAATTTTTTAGTTTTTTTAGGTAATATTTTATTACCATCAAACTCAAGAGAAAGAAGTTCATATGAATATTCTTTGTCTTCAATTCTTTTCATTTGTCTAGATAAAAAACCTTGAGGGAAGATTGATTCTTTTCTATATGCAAATGCTTCTGCAATGTCAATAGGTTTTTGAGAAACTCTTAATTGAAACTGCTCTGCTTCTAAATCTCTTTTCCAATCTTCTCTTTCTCTTTTTATTGACTTAAGTGCTCCTTCAATGTTAGAGTTACCATACATATCAATATAAGGTGGCATAGACCACTGTTCAGGTATAAACAACCCTGCAACACCTATAGTTCCTTTATCATCCATTAGATCTGTTTGCACACCTAATATACCATTAGCTTCTGGATTCATAATAAACATCTTTAAAGGTTTACAGTGATCTAAATCACCTACAGATCCTGCAGCAATAAATTGTCCTGTAGTCATCATACCAGAAGACATTGCAGGACGTAAGTACTCATAAGTTTTATCCATCTTTGGAGCAATACCTGCCTCTTCATGAAAGAAGTATGTACAAGGCCCCCCTACCCCTGCTGTTGCATTTTTTTCAAAAGAAGCTCCTTGTATTTTAGATCTTAAACCTTTTTGTGTTTTTCTAGTGTTAATTGTTACTTCAATTTTTTGTTCCCATAACAATACTTTACCAGGATTAGATGGTCTGTACCATGCAGTGTGCTCATTTAAAAAAGTTTTATATTCATCTAAAAACTTCCAAGAACCTTTATCATTAATATAATCTTTTAACGCTGCACCTATCTTTAATGTAGCACCTTCTTCAAACCAATACATATTAATTAGTTTACCCATATGAAAGTATGAAGATGCTATCTGTCTTTTCTTTAATATTGCAACATGTTTATAATTAATTTCAGCCATTATTTCATATAAGGCCATATGATACTGAGCATCTCTTACTTTAGCAAAGCCGTATGCTTTTTCTTCTTTATCAAAAATAGGTAAGAAGTTTAACCACATGTAATAATCTCTAGTAAGATACCATGTGTTCCCTTTGTTTTTATATATTACACCTTCTCTACATTTGTTTTTTTGATCTTCCCAATATTTCATGAAATCTTTTGATCTCATAGGTTTATCACAATAAAAACCTAGTTTGTTAAATCTAGTTGCTTCTTCATTAAATACAAATGCTGTTTCATCAAATTTATATTTTCCTGGTTCAGAAAATATTTCATCTATAAATTCCCTAAAGTCATCTATCTGTTCAAATACAGTTTCTTCCCAGACACCTTCATTCCATGTAGGTATTGTTTTATAGTTGGTCATAAGCTAATCCTTGACCACCACGCACTGAAGTTGATTGTTCTTCCTTCATGTCCTTATATGCTCCTTTAAATGATTGTCTAATAGCGTCAAAGTTTTTTGCTGCACTAACAAGTGAATTAATATTACCATCTCTTCCGTGTTCTATAGAAGTACTTTCCATATATTTTGCTAGTTTATCTATCATAGACTTAATACCTTTGTAAGCTCTAAAAGTAGGTGTTTCATATAGCTCTGCACATTTATCTAATGCATATCTTATTTTTGGACATTCTAAAGATTCTTCCATGTTTATCTCATCTAATATTACTTCCTCTTTATCTACTTCTGGTACATTAAAAAAAGGGTTAAGATCTGGGTCAGGACATGTCATGTAAAATAAATACATATATACATCTAAATAAGTATCAGGATATTTATCCATGATTGCTTTTAGAAATTTTAAAGTATAACAATGCTCAGTAGGAACAACTTTGTTGTTTGATATGTCAAATAATTTTACTAACATACTAAACGCTTGTTGCCATTAATTTCATAAAATCAGCAAGACTTTCATTAACAACATATATTTTTTGTGACTCCATTGTTAATTCAGTTTTTAAAACATTTATTGTATCATCATCAGGACTTATAAAAGATTGATAACTTACTATTTTTTCTAAGTCTATAGTAACTGATGTAGTATCATTAAAGTCAGTTGTTTGTAAACCTACCCATTGATAAGTAGGTTCTTGATTTAAACAATAACCCATTCTGCTTGCAGTACTACCTCCACCAGGTCCAATTGCTGTATTTGTTCCTATATCTACTTCTTCACCACCTGCATCATAGCACCCACCTGAATTTGATCCTATAGAAGTATCTATACCATCATTTTCACTTTCCATATCTGCTAACGTTAATACATCTAATTGTTTAAATTTTGCCATATTATTTTTTGTCTTTTAACCACATTATTAATGATCTAACTTCATCTTTCATGTAAGGTAAATCATATATTTTAATATTTTTTATTATTGGTTCTCCTTGTTCATCATATCTAGTAATAGGATAACCATGATCATTTTCTCCTTCTTTTTCAAAAGCAACGTGTTGTACAATAAGCTTACCTGGTTTTAATTTAGGGTTATGCTTTAATATAATATACATATATAAACTCAATTGTATGTTATAATGATTAAGATTACAGTCATCTAAATGTGATAAAGGTTTATACATTTTAGATGTAACACCTTCCCAGTTAGTGAATCCTTTTTCTTTTATCTCCTTATTGGTTTTATAATCTGTTATAGTAACTTTACCATTAACAACAGTAACTAAATCTGCCTGACCACAGATAGCTGCTGATTTTAAATAAGCTAAATGTTCAGGATATACACCATCTTGTAATTTTTGTTCTGGTGCTATCTTAATACCAGCACCATCAATAATTGGTTTTATTATTGGTACTTCTACACCTTCTCTTTCTATTGTACTAAATTCAAGTAAACCATCTTCTCTTTGATTATGATACCAATTACCTAGTTTAATAGCTCTTTGTGTTTCACCATCCCATGCTGCTAATATTTCTTTAGGAGTCATACCATACCACTTAGACCTTTTATTTTTACAAGACTTTTTAGCTTGTTTTTTAGCATCAAACTTAGGTTTAAATTTACCTATAAATGAGGTAACGCTAGTCCAGGTTATATTATCCTTTTCTAGGTTTTCATCTATGCTTTCATAAATATGATCTTGTTCTTTAAATATTATTGCCATTATAAGTTTTTGTTTCTTTGTTTATTTTCATTTTCTACTAGTTGATCAAACAAAGCCCTCTCTTCATCTTCTGACATTAGTTCTTTCCATTTACCTTTAGGGCATGAAGCAGCTAAAGATCTTGTCTTATATGCTAAACTACAACCACAATCAGCACAACAAGGTTGAGTGCCTGGTGCTGCACATGACTTTCCGTTTAGATCTAATTCTTTACATTCTTTACATATTTGCCATCTGTGATCTGCAATAGCTTCTACATAATCTCTTTTAAACACTTTATTTTTTACACCCTCATATACCTGAGAAATATTTTTAACACCATTTAGTAATTTACTTATGTTCATCTTTCCATTGTTTTTTGGTTTTTATCTCTTCACTAATGCGTGATGCAGCTTTTTCCATTAGTTCTAACTTTTCTTTTATAGGTACGTGCTTACCATATCCTGAGTAAGTCCTTTTTTCTAAGTTACCTAACATGTCTTTATGTCTCTTAATTGCTCTATCTAATCTACCCTTTCTTGTTATAAAAGTACCAAGGTTAGGTATTCTTATCCTTGTATGATCAAGACTTTCAATATTCTTTCTTATTTCATTGTAAAAAAATCTAACAAACTCATCTACTAAATCCGGATGCACTTCACATTCTTCTGCAATCTCTTTAAAGAATTTCCTATAGTTTTTAGGATTTAATTGCATATCCTTAGTTTCTATATTCATTAGTCTACACCAAGTATTTTAAAATCTAAAAATATATCTCCTGTAGTTTGAATTTTCATTTGAGGATTTAACATAACTTTTTTACCATCTTTTACAACTAATTCTTTTCTTTTTGCCTTTTGTATTGCATTTCTACAAGACTGAGGACTTTTAAATATTAATTGTTCAGATATAGTTTCACAAAAATTTGTTAAATCAATTGATTCTTTTTTAGCAAGTTCAGTGAGGCAATTTAGATCAGAAGTACTTATTAAAATATCATTCATAAAGCAGTGTGTAATAATTTGAAATTTTATTACATTATCTCTATTAATTTTTACTCTTTTTTCTACTTTGTTTACTATAGCCATTGTATTATTATTAAATAGATTCCCCCTGATGTATTAAGACATCAACTAAATAGGATTACACCAGGGGTTCACTATAATGTTTAGGCTTGCTTAAGCTTTCTTGCAGCTTCAGCTAAAGCAGGTTCAACTGCAGGAGGTGCTTTATCACTACTAGCATCCCAATCAGTACCAACTACATCCTGACCTTTTATTCCTGAAGGTGTAGGAGGAGGAGCTTGTTGTGCCTGTTGTTGTTGAGCCATAGCATTAGCTAAGAACGTTTGAGCTTGCACTCTTTCTGCTCTTGCAGTTTCAATTTCTTTTAACAATGTTTCATACTCTTTTTGAACTTTAAGATGAGAAATACTATCTTTGTAGTATGCAGTGATCTCATCTCTTTTTGCTTTCATTTCTGCTTGAGAAGCTTCTGCTTTTAATTGCTCCTCGGTTTTTGTTGTTTTTGCCATTTTTTCTAAAATTTGGTTTATAAATTATAATTAATATAATACAAAGATAATAAAATAAGTTTAAATATAAAAGGTTTAAACTATATATTTTAGTAACCAGTCAATAATTTAAGTACATCACCAATAGCTTTATGCCTGTGATTATCTTCTAACACACACTTATAAACAAAGTCAGAATCTTTTATTTTAGCAACTTCATGAATAGCAGAATAATTTTCATCTTTTATGTCAATTTGTTGATAATCTCCACAAAAAATCATCATTGAATCTTTACCTAATCTACCTAAAGCCATACTAAATTGTGATTTAGTTAAGTTTTGAAACTCATCTATTATAACTATACTATTTTCAAAGGTTCTACCTCTAAAGTGAGCAAGAGATACTAACTCTATTTCTTCAGAATCTTCCATTTTTTGTAATTTATCTGGCTTATTATAGACCTTTCTCATATTAGACTTAATAGGTACAAGCCACGGTTCTAGTTTTTCTTTTTCTGTTCCGGGTAAGAAACCATTATCTTCTGTAGATACTGTAGGCCTTGTTATTACAATCTTATTGTATTGACGTTTAAAAAACATATCAAGAGCTGTTTGCACAGCTAATAATGTTTTACCGCTACCTGCTTTACCAACTAAAAAATTAAATGGGTGTTTAAGAATTTCTGTCTTTGCTGCTTTTTGTTCCTCTGATAATACTATTGAGAACTTGACTGAGCTCTTTGGAGTCTTCTTCTTTCTGTTTTCTTGCATGTTTGGTTTTTAGTTTTGTAATAATGTCCCTTACCTCAGCACATTTTTCATATTCCTCATCTTCAATGAAGAAGTCCATCATATTAATTAATTCATCAGGTAAAATATCAGAAAATGGATCATGAGTCAAGAGTAAACCTCCTGTTTCATTAACAATATCTTTCATTTTTTTCCTTTTGGTTAGTAGATTGAAAGAATTATCAAAAGCTCTTCTTAGTAACTCTTGTTCAAGAATGTCTTGTTCTCTCTCACTTAAGTCATTATATTCTTCTAATGGATCATTGTCTGCCATAGTTATCTTTTTAGTTGCAAAGTTATAAACTTTTTTTATTAAGTTCCAAATTATTTTAGGCTAATATTTTTTTTGTTTAGTATATTTAACATATTTTTATACTCTCCTATCTGATTAGATTTACCTGTTAAACTCCATAATGGTAAAGTTCTATTAAAATTACTATATTCTCCAACTGCCCTGTTAAATTGATCTGTTCTGTTAAGATTTCCTATCATATTAGTATTTGGACTAGTATACTTAGGAAAAAGGTTAACTTTATTTTGTAATCCCCTATAAGCTGCTTTTCCTGTTCCTAATCCAACAACTGCATTTAATCCTGCCATTCCATAATTATTATCTTCTAAATTTTTTGGAATATGTGATGCCATCTGAGCTCCCCAGTATGTGTTTAATCCCTGCCAAGGAGTTATTGCTGCTGATGTAAATGGGGTATTCATAAATGCTCTAGTTTTAGACGTATTCCACATTGTACCTAATGCTGGAAGTGCAGAAGTTAATATCTTTGCATCTGCTCCTAATGGTCCAAAAGTATGCATAGGATTTTCCATTGCATATTGTACATCATTTTCATTAATACCCATTAAATTTAAACTACCCATAAATTTATTATCTTTCCAATGATCTCCTACAGTTTTATAATGGCTTGAATTATCTATACGATTACCAAATATATTTTTCTTACCACCTTCAAAATCACCTCTAATACCTTTAGAAAAGTCAGAATTATACTCAGGATTATCTACCCAAACATTCTCTCCTGTTTCTGGATCTTCATAGTAAGTACCTTTCATTTGTGGGTTGTATGTTCCCATTTTATTACCATATACCTCAGATGGTAAATTATCAACACCTTGATAATGACTACGCAATTTCATTGAATTAAGAGCATCTTCTTTTGAATCTATTATTTGGTTAGGGTTTGAATTACTAGATTCTTGAAAAGTAGGTGTAGATAAAGCACCCTCATTAAAATTAAGGTTGTTAGTTGCTGTATTATTTATATATTTATTAAGTAAATTTCCACTTCCTCCTACAAATTGATCTATTATTAAATCAGCTTCTTTTTTACTAGCGCCTTCTGGAATTAGTCCTTTTTCTTGTAAAATTTCCCCTATGTAAATTCTTTCATTTCTCTCACCTTCATTAATCCTATTTGTTAATGTCCCCTTTGTAATTGAAACATAACCCCCTTCTCCATTATTTGCATTTGGATCCCAGAGTTCTGTGGGCTGAACTAATTTTTGACCATCTTCATCAACATTTACACGTTCATCTCTAAAATAGTTATCAACGTTTGTTACAAAGGAACCTACATTGTTTATAGCCTGTGCCCAAGCTGGCATGTTTTCTTGTTTAAAAGGTACAAGTTTTCCAGTTGTAGCACTTCTAAAATGTGTTTCATGTTCCGCTTTTGGATTCTCTATTGAATATTGATTATAGTTATAAGGATTATTCATATAGAATGGTGGAGTTATTTCTCCAGATGATAACATTTTCTTAAAATTATCCTCTCCATATTGTTCTACGTGATTATCCCACCATTTTTTTTGGTTTTCAGGCTGCATATACATGGAACGAGCAGATGTTTGTCCGTCATTAACATATGTTGTTTCGTAATTAGCTTTATTAGTATTTCTATGTTCATCTACTTTAGTTAAAACATCTAGCATATCTTCTTGAGATATATCAACATTATTGTTTTGATTAGCTTGATTTATAATATACATCATTGACTGCTGATCTATATTACCAGAGAAGTTTTCTATTATTTCATTTAATTCTCCTTTTGTTTTAACATTTTTAATTTGTTCTTGAAAAGAATTAATTTGATTACCAGATACGTTACCTAATCTTAAATCTTCTTCTGATCCAGATTCAGTAGTATATGGAATTCCTTTATACCAATAATTTGCAAGTCCTAAATCTCTTGACATTGCATAACCTTGATTTTTATCTTGAGGATACCAACTAAACATTGGTTCATTATTATCTCCATATGTTAATGAGAAATCCTTATTTACTCCAAAATTCTTACCTTCCCATGTAGATCTATCCATAATATCTACTCCTTCAGCAGTTTTTTGTGTCATATTATAATAATTCTCAAGATCTCTAAAACTATAACCCCCAGTACTTCTCCAGTTAGAAGCATTATTTTGATTCCAACCGTTTTTATATTGGTTAGTTTCAAAATCATACATATCATAAATAGTACCTCCTTGTTTTCCATCTCCTTTCTGACCGCCTTTTTTAAACCTTCTATACTTCTGCGCTTTTGTATTATACATTTTCTTTGATAGATTATAATTTGTTCCCTCAAGATGATTACCCCCATGTTTTTTCTTAGATAATTCACCACCTTCTTTCTTACGAATTGGATAAAACTCTGCCGGTTTAGTAAATATATCTGATAATTTGTAATCTAACTTATACATTGGTCCAAGTTCTTGATTACTTAAAGACTTATATTCTTTCTTACTATTTTTAGCTGCGTTAGCAAATCTTTCTTCAGGTATCTCATTTGCTTTCTTTATGAATTTCATAAACGTACCTTTAAAGTTTGGATCAGTCTCCATTAAAGCGGGATTCATTTTTAAACCTGAGAGCGCAGAACTGGACCATATACCGTTAGTTTCTGATAATTTTTCTGATAAGGGAGATTTAATTACGAATGGGGAGGTGTTATGTTGAAGAAAATTATGTTCATTACCCAATTCACCATTATAGTTACTTTCTATTTTCCCAAAAGGAGCTCTACTAATAGAAAAGTCAAGTAGTGAATTTTTGTCTGTTGATTTTAAACCTTGAACTGTCATACCAAAATCTCCGTATTGTCTTAGATTTTCACCCATCTCCGAATAGAAAGGTGTCCCAACACTGTTAGTGTGCATATTTAATGGCGTCCTTCCTGTCAGGTTAACATCAACCATATTAGGATACATCTCCTTCATATATGTGGCAAGTGGAGGAGTACTCTTCATAACATATTGTCCTGTTTTATTATCTGATACATTGCGAAGTACGTTATATTGGTTAGGATCTCCTATTCTAAGGCTAGAATCATAACCTCTTTCGGTGAAAGGTATATATTGTTTTTTCTCCCCAGTGTTAAAATGAAAACTAGCTTTAGGATTTAATTTTTGAAGTTGACCTGTAAGATTCATAAATTTTATCTGAGAAGCTTCGTCTGTTTTATTAACCAAACCCTTAAGTTGATTAATTATAGACTGTGATTCACCAAATGCTTGAGTATTATTAAATATAGCATTACTCTTCAAACTCTGGTTAATAGGATTGTTTTTAATACTCAAAAATCTATTAATTGTTCCAGGTTTAGTTAAAGCTTTACTTAGAAGCCTATATGGATTATAATAATGATGCATTTAATAGTTTAGGTTTTAATTATAAAAATACTATAGTATAATATACAAAAATAATAAAAATTTTCCTAACAAACCCCCCACCCGTTTACACCTGAGTCAACTATACCCATGTCCGTAGAGGGGATTCTTGTATGTATGGCGTTCTCAAAAGGTCCTACACTTAGACTCCCTAACAAAATCTTGGACTGGGGTTACCCCCTAAAGAAAATAATTATTAATTAAAAAAGTAAAAAAATGTCTAAAGAAATGTTTTTTATGGAGACTTATAAGTCTTCAAGATCAGGTAAGACTATGTTAGTCTTTTCTGAGAAGAAAGTTGACCAAGATGAGTTAACAAGTGTGCAAGAGCACAATGATGTTGTGAGATCAGGTAGTATCACAACCAAGTTTGCAGGTATTGCCGTTCAAACTTATGGTTCATTCAAGCAAGTTGATTCAGGTGACCAAGTAATTGTTCCGTTAAACGGAGCCTATGACTTTACACCAGAACAACTCACTAAGATGTCAGAGAAAAAGCACTCTATCATCAAGGGTGATCCTGTTGAGTACAAGTCAGGCAACAAGTCAACGTTCCGTTACCTTGGTAAGCTTGACTGCTAATATGTGAGTGAGCATTGCACCGAAAGGTGCTCTGTTCTTCATAAATCACTATCATCAGCGTATATTTAGCGTTAATAATAGTTAATTGTGTGATTAGTTGGTAAAAATGTATGGGTTTGTGTGTTAAACTCTCTATGAGAGATCGGAAGAGCGTC